TTTACCTTCTAAAACTTCAGGATTTTTAACACCTAATTTTATTTTTAAAAGTCCATCAACCATTTCAGCTTCATCTACTATTACGTCAGATGCTAACTCAAATTGTTTAACGAATTTTCTAAGGGCTAATCCTTTTTGAATATAGTCCACATTTTTATCTTGAACTTTACCTTCAACAGTTAAGATACCGTCTTTTACTTCTACAAGAACGTTTTCTTTATTGTATCCAGCAAGTCCTATTTCTAAACCATATTTACCTTTTCCATATTTCACCACATTGTAAAAAGGGAATGAAGGTATTTTAGACCAACTATCAAATATATTATCAAATATATCTGAAGTTTGTTTTACGAAATGATCATGGAATTCATCCATTTTAATCAAACCGTTATTTGGGAATAATGAATTGAAAGTCATTATTATCTCCTTTGTTAAGCAAGTTAATAGGTCTGCCCACATGACACAACCTACAGTATATATAATAATTAATTATTAGATTTCAAGGGAGTATAGATATGTAATTCTTTTAGATCATGTTCACGATCCAAGAACTTATATTCTATTTTAGATACTTCAAAATCAGCGTCTATTTTTTCGCATATAGTTTTAGGATCAAATTCTCCACAGCTATATACATCAAATTGCATTAATGCAGGGTGAACCTCATCCCAGATATGCATTACGATATGAGACGTTTCGATAATAGCAGCTCCAGTAATTCCACGATTCCCAATCATATGTGAGTATTTAACGTATGGTCCCATCATTACTTTCATTCCAATTTCATCTATAAATTTTTTAAACCATTCTGTAAGGATGGTTTCGTCTATCGGGGGTCGATAGACTTCTGCACGTATGATTAAATGTTTATGAACTAATATTTTATTATCCATAAACGCGTCATATATCTTTTTGAAACTATTGCAACAACTAATTTTGGCAATTTTTTACTAAAGAAGAAAGTTCTTGACAACGCTCCGGTGTTTGTTTTGCCCAAGCAGAAGATAACATTTCATTTGAAGCTGATTCATAATCTTGTTTTGCTAATGCTTCAAACATTTTTTTAAATTTAGAAACACCTTGTTTTCCTAATTGGAATACCATTTCAATGATAACTCCAGCAACTTCATCTACAATGTTTATTCCTTTTAATAAATCTTCAGCTTCGTCGTAAGCTCTTTGAAAATCTTTTTCGAATAAATTATTTAAAAATTCTTTACTATATTGAACATTTTCTATTAATTTATCTTGTGGTGTAACTAAATGACCCCATCCTATAGTCATTTTACCTAAACTATCTTTATAGATAGTGTCTCTAAATCCTTCGTGTAATTTAATTCTTTCTTTTATTTGGTCTATCATTAAAGTATTTTATAATACTTTAAAATTAAAGTTAACGCCAATAAAACTATAGAACCTAAAGCACTAATAATCATTGTTGTTAATTTATCCATTTTAGAATTAATGTTTTCAAGATCTTCTTTAAGATGCCTTAAATGATTATCTTTTATATGACATATTTCTTTCTTTAAGCCAGTAATATGGCCATAAAGTTCTACTATATGTTCACCTGTTGTAATTGCTCGTTTTGGCATAGTTGTCTAATATATCAATTAAGTTATTATTTGTAAATAAATTTTAACTTCTAAAAACTGTATTTATTGTATTTAATTCCGCAACAGTTTTAGGATTAATATTACTTCCAGGAACTGTTCCAGTTCCTAAAGATGCATTTGTATTTATATTTCCTTGTCCAACAGGAGGATTAATTGGAGTAGGAGGACTAGAAATTATATTTTGAATAGCATTTAAAGAAGGTCTTAAAATATCAATTTTAAATGGATTTTCTATAGTTGGAAAATATCCTTGATTTAATTTAATATTATTTAATTGTTGTTTTATATTTTGAATTGCAAAATTTGCTTCATCATATGGGTTTGATCTTCCTAGTTTATCTGAAATTCGTTTAAATAAATCAATATCATTTTTAGATACATTAAAAGGTGTAAAATTACCTTGCATTACAGTATTAAGTTCATTTGCACCTAATCTAGAAGTACTATTTTTAAATGCGGTATTTTCTATATCCAAAGTTTTAGCAGCTTTTAAATTATTATATAATTCTGATTTAATATTATAAAGAGCTCTATTGGTATTAATATAGGCGTCTGTTATTTGTTCTGGAGTCACTGGTCCACCTGCTAATGTATTTCTAGTAAATAATTGTCCAACTTGTCTATTTTCTTTTTCAAATTGTGAAACTTTAAATTGTAAACTTTTTTCAAGATCAACTTGTATTGGTCGAAGTCCACTTATTCCAATTATTTCATCTACTGCTTTAGAAGAATTACCATATTTATCATATCCAAATTCAGATCCTTCTGGAGCAAATGATTTAGCTAATCTAGTAAATTGTTTTAAACCAAAAGGATTTAATGAATCAAACGTAAAACCCATAGCACTAGTAAATTTATTTCCTATTGTATCTTGCGGATTGAATACTTGTTTTCCATCTTCTGATAATCCTTCTCCTCCATGTTTTGCATGAAATAAATCAGTAAGTGTTTTTGTCCACATAGATTCCGAAACAAAAGGTGCTCCCATATCTTTAGTGGAATTAATTAAACCATTTACAAAATCAGCCATTAAACCTTTATTATCTTCTTTACCTTGAGCTATTGCATGAAATATGCCTTGAATAGGTCTATATGTCATTTCATATGCATTCCAATGACTATAATTTATATATTTATAATTTCCGTCTTTATCCTTCATAGGTAAAATTGTTGAACTTTCTAAATAATTAGGTAATGCTAATCTTCTTAAAGCGTCTAATTGATCATTAGAAATATTAAATATAGATTGAAATACTACTGGTGCAGCTGTAGGCATAATTAAATTTGTAGCTAAAGTACCTGTTAATCTTTTCATTCCAATATCTCTTAAAGGTTGTACAATACTGCCATCAGGCATAGTTACTTTATAATTTAATTCATAAATTGCTCTTTCAACAGAATTTGTAGTTGTTCTTATTATTTCAGATGGATAAGAAGCAAAACTTCCAAAAGGAGTTTTACCTATTAATTTAATAGCACTTCCTGTCATATTATAATTTTGCATTGTTGCTTTAACAACTTCCAATGCTTGTTTTCTAATTTCTTCTTTACTTATCATTCCTGCATCTAATATTCCAAATTTAGACATTTGTTCTGTTATTCTTTGTTCTTCTGCTAAAAATCCCATTGTTTTTAAAACTGTATCTGTTTTTGCATAAAAATCTCCAGCTTTTGTAGAAGCAGATGCAATTTTTTTATTAAAATTATTTAAAAGTTGATTAAAATTAACTGCTTCAGTTGCATTTCCAGTAGAACCTATTAAATCTCTTTCTAAATTTTTTATATCACCCATTAATACACTTGCATTTTGTAATCCATTTTCTGAAAGAATTCTTCTTGTGTTTGGATCTGACATAAATTTTATTGCTCTTTGAAATAAATCTACAGTTGGAATAATTCCACTATTAGTTAAAAATTCTATATTTGAAGAAATTTGTCTTAATTGAGTAAATGGGTTGAAAACAGTTGCAGCTTGTTGGAATGTATATTTAGGTAATATAACAAAAGTATTCCATATTTTATTAAGTGTTGACCAATTTTTATTTGTTGCAAAAGAAGTTCCTAATGAATCCGCAATATCTTTTAAAGTATATTTACCTTCAATTGGATTAGTTATAGGTGCTTCTGTAATACCTGAATTAGGAAATTTAACTGTAGAAACTTTATCTAAACCAACTTTATATGCTTCTGCAGCTTCTTGTGCAGTATCATACATAATAGGTTTAACATTATTTTTAATTAATTGTTCTTCTAATTGTTCTGGTGTTGGAGTAATTCCTTGTTGTCTAAACCTAGCTAATATTTCTTGTTTTTGTGTATTAGGTAAATCAATTAATTCTTGATAAAATTTATTTCTATTTAAAGTTTCAGACAAAGCAACTGTTCCTTTAACCATAGATAAAAATGGATTTTGTGTTTTACCTAAATATGCTTCAAATATTTGTTTTTGTTGATCACTAAATCCTGGTATTGTTTCTGATAATTTAGATAAAGTTATTTTTTTATTTCCAGCGGCTAATTCTTCAAGAAGTGGGTTATCTTTAATCATAAAAGAAGGCAAAGATAATTGTGGGTCTACTGTTCTTGCACTTTGACTAGGTACTACTAATTTATCTATATAATATGTTAATTCGTTATCTGTTAAAAAAACATTTTTTTTAGCAGCTGTTTCTCTAAAAAAATTTTTTATACTATTAATTGTATCTTCAGCTGGCTTCCAATTAAGCATTGGTAATAAATTTTTAGGTTGAAATATTTGATAAGTTGTTCCCATATAATTTTGAAAATCATTTTTTAAAAATCCTTTAAATTTTTCAAAATCAGAAGTATTAAAATTTTCTCTATCAATTAAATTAAGCATATCATTAAATTTATTTCTTCCTAAATTCATTTTTTCTAATACTCCAGCAATATCTTCTGAAGATGCATTTAAATCTTTTAATCTTTGTATTATTTTTTGTTGAAAAGTTAAATCCATTTCACCAAAATTTATTATTCCTTTTTCATTTTCAATAGGTTTACCCGATAAAAATAAATCATTTAAATCTTTTAAAGTTTCTTTTTGTTGAGTAGGTGTTTGTTTATTTAAAATATTCATTACATTTTTTTCAGCGGACTGATAAATACCTTGAACTTCTTCACTATCCGCACCAATTCTAAATTTTAATTTTGAAGTTAAATCAAATAATCCTGCAGTTTCTGCTCCACCTGGTCTTAATGGATATATAATTTTTTTAAAAAAGAATTCATCTAATTTAGAAGCTGGATTTGCCATCCAATTTCTATCTCTTAATTTATTAATAACACTAGATGTTGATCCTAATACACCATTAAATAATGCACTTTCACTTCCAAATTTAATTCTATTTAATAGTTCTTGTCCTGGTGTTGCATCTTCATCTCTATTAAGTTGTGTTGGTCCACCTAATCTATCTCCAATAGTTCCTACATCTTTAACGTTTCCAACCATTACTCCTCCCGCAACACCACTACCAAATACCCCTGCACCAAAACTTGCTATACGTTCTGCATCAGTTAATTCTGCTGTTGTTTTTCCAAATTTTGACAAATTAGAAGCCTCCGTAAGTTTAGTTGCTTCTGCTAAAGCTTTATTTTCAAGATTTACATAAGTCCCCGCTTTTTTAGCAAGAAATGCTTCTTTAGTTAAAGTAGAAGCTAATTTAAAAGCTTCACCTTCTGGTATTGCTAAATTAACAAATGTATCTACTAATCTTCCAATAGCTCTAGATTTTGCTGCTTCATCAAATACATTTATATTTTGAAATATATGTTCAACTTTAGATGCAGTCTCTGTTCCCAAACCTAAATCTAATAAACTTGCTCCAACAACTGCTGGTCCTTCAAATAAATGAATTGCACCAGAACCTATTCCAGCTAAAGCAGATTTAACTTGATCAGATGCTTCCCCTAAAACAGAAAATTTACCAGTGCTATTAACTGGATCTTTATAGTTTTCTGGTAGTTCAGATTGAAATGGTAAAGTAGTATCAACTGGAGGCATTATTTACCTTATGGTTGATTTGCTAAAACAGTTGCAGCAAGTTGTTGATTTTGATTAATATTTGCAGATTGTTGATTTACTAAAGATTGTTGTGAAGTAGATGGTCTCCAAATAATTGTACCTTTTTTAGGATCCATAACAATACCATAATACACATTAGTAGAACCAGGACTTTTTAAAATAACTATTTCTCCATTTCTTAATTTACTTGTATAAGCTAATGCTTTTGGATCATTTTGAAATTGTGCTGGTGTCATAGGAATTGGTTTATCTAAAGTATTTGGATCAAATGCTAAATTTGACATTTTTAATTGATTAGAAAGATCTTTTAAATCTGCATTAGGATTATGTGTTGCATTTAATTTAGTATTTAATAATCCCATTAATTGTTGTGTTTTTTTATCCATTAAATCTTCTTTAATTGTTTCATCTATGGCAGCTTTAACTGCGTCTTTTTTAATATCAGATGCTTTATCAAAAGCTTTAGAATTAATTATATTTTCAAATATATAAGGCGCTGATTCTCTTAAATTTCTTCCTTTAAAAATACCTGCAGATGCTGCTATCATTGCATCATAAATTCCTTGTGTCTGCGCTCTATCTAATCCATAAGCTTTAGAAAACATATTTACTCTTTTTTGAAGTTTATCTTCATCGGATAAATTTTGACTTATTGGAGTTGTTGGTTGCCATAAATTTTTATATGGATTTGGATCAACTCGAGCTGGTTCTGGATTATAATTTGTAACACCTAATCTTTGTAAAATATTTGGTCCTTTTTCATTTATATCTGCAACACCAGGTTGAGACATTAATTTTTCTACTTCTAAAGATTTTTGTCTTTGTGCATTATACCAATCATTATATTCAGGACTAAAAATAGATGGTTTTTTTGACAATCTATCTATTAATGGTTGAGCATTTTCATTCATAGGAGTAACACCATATAAATCTTTCATATTTTGTGCATTTAATTGTTCAGCTTTTTTTGCAATATCAAATTTTTTCTTATCTTCATCAGATAAACTAGCTCTAAAAGCTTCTTCTTGTTTTTGAATAAATTCTGGTTTATATGATTCTGCTATTTTTTGTCCTGTATAAAGTACACCTATTTCTGGTATTGCTCTTCCCAAACCTCCTGCAATATTTTTTCCATATTCAAAACCTTTACTAATACCGCTTCCTACTGTATTAAAAAGACCACGAATACCTGTTTTAGCTGCTGTTTCACTAATTTTTTCAGCACTTGTTCCAGCACCTGTTCCAGCCATAGCTTCAAGTTCTGAAGTTGTATAAAGAGGTTTTGCATTTTCAGCAACTTCTGCTGCCGTTCCTGTTGTTCCTGCCGTTCCTGTTGTTTGTCCATAAGGAACTAATGCTCTTGATTTTGAAACAAATCCTGTGTCATTTGGGTTAACATCTTGTGGTAAAGAACTTCCAAATAATTCTTCAAATGAAGGAATTCCATATTTAGTAGCTCTTCCCGATCCACCATGCGCTTTTAATAAAGCAGCTTCACGTGGATTAATATAAGCTAAAAATTCACCTTCTGGTGCGTTTTGTTCTAATGTTTGTTTTGATACATGTCCACCAATAGCATAACCATGATGTAAACCATGATCTAGTCCATGTGTAATACCAACACCTGTGCTATCTACTCGACCTCCTCTAAATAATGGTCTTCTTAAAATTTTACTCATTTATATTACCCAAATATTTTTCCAGCCAAACCACCAACCCCCGTCAACGCTCCTAGACCCGCTTGTATTGAGCTAATAGGTTGTACTGGGTTGTAAGTTTGAACTTGAGTTGGGAAACCACCAGCTAATCCTGTTAACTGTTGTCCAACTAATCCGTATTGTGTGTATGGAGCAAACGCAGCAGCTTGAGCAGCTTGTTGTTGAGCTGTTAAAACGTTTTGAGCTGTTTGTTGTTGTTGAGAACCTAATTGTGATTGATATGTTCCTAAACCTTGAGCAGCTGCTAATTGTGTGTTTGCTTGTTGTTGTGCATTTTGATATCCAGCTTGTTCTAATTGAGCTTGTAATTGAGCTCTATTTAAATCACTTTGAGATTGATATTGTGCTTGTTGAATACCTTGTCTTGCTCCACCAAATGCACCTGCAGAAATTGCTTGAGCAGATAAAGGTTGTAAACCTTGTTGTGCTTGAACATCATATTGTGAAAGAGTTGTATTAATAACATTTTGTTGATACGGCGACATAAATTGTTGATAAGCATTTGGTCCAAGTAATGAACCAAGTCCTGATGCTTGTTGTGCCGCTTGTTGTTGTAAACCTGATTGTCCAGCAACAAATTGTGAACCTGTATAAGTTGAAGTAGGTAATGCATTAGTACTTGATAATAAAGGTAATAAACTATTACCTAATGCTGTTAAAGCACCTTCAAGATACGGCGATGGTAAATTCTGGGTGACTGCTGTAGGTACTGGATCTGCCATATTATGCTTTAGCCTCTAATTGTTTCATTATGTGGTACATTCTTCTTGCACCCTCTTTTATATCCCCACCACCTGCATTTCTAACAGCTTTTGCTGTAAAAACAAACTCATTTTTAGAAAGTCTTGCAGGAACATCATCTGCACGCTCTTTTTTACCTATTGGAACAAATCCACCGCCATCTCTAAAATCCATTTCATGACCTTTTAAATTCATTAGTCCTTTTTCTGCTTTTCCACCTTTTTTAAGAGATTGGGCACCACTTAATATTCCTGTAATTTGTTCTGGTTTTAATCCAGCAGTTGTTAAATAATTTGTATATTGTTTTTGTAAATCACCTTTACTTCTATATTTATTTGCAAGTTGAGTTTTTAAAGCATTAACAGTTGGTGATACAGGACCTCTATCTAAATAACCTTTATAAGTATTTTCTGTTTCTGTTTGTGCAGCCAATGCTTGTTGTGCAGCTTTTGTTGGATCAACAAAATTTCCAAACATATAACCTAATCTTTCTGCTTGTTTAACTTTTCCACCTTTTGCATATCCCATTAATCCACCATCTTTAGCATACCCTAAAATTTGATTAGCTGATTTAATAGATCCTAAAGCACTTTGTGTAGAGGTAGGCGTTGGTTGAACCGCTGCAGGTAAACCATATCCAGGGAAATTTAAAGGTTTATTAATTGCATATTGTGTCGCTGCCGTTTGACTAATTCCAGATCCACCTAAACCAAGTTGAGCTAATGCATTATTTATATCATCTTGAGAAAATCCAGCTTTTGACATATTTTCTTGTACATATTTAATTCTATCATTTTTATTAGAAGCAGCTAATCCTGCATTGTTAGATAATTGTGACTGATATTGATCATTAAGATCTAAAGCAGCTTGTCTTGCTTGTTCAGAAGCAGTTAATACAAATCCAGGAGCTAATTGTGCTCCTGTATGCATTGTTAATATATCTTGACCAGATACTGGAGCTGCCTTTGCAGCTAAACTAGATAAACCTTGTGTTCCTACATTTTGTAAACTTTGTAATTTACTTATTTCTGGATTAGTTGGAAATTGAGATAATTCACCAGATGCTGTTATTGGTTGTCCTGCTTCATTAATTCCTGTTATTGTTGATTGTCCAGCAGTAATTGCATTTCCAGAACTATCTGTTCCTATTATACCAAGAGCTGCTAAATCTTTTGCTGCAGTAGGAGAAGTTAAATATCCACCAAGACCAGAAAGTCCTAAAGAAATTGGATTAAGTCCTCGTTTTGCAGCTTGACCAGTTGCTACTTGAGAAAATAAATTTGCACCAGCACCTAATTCTGCAGATTCTAATGGAGCTAATTCTTCTAATCCTGCACCTAAATATCCAGCTCCAGCCAACCATGGTGTAGCCATAGCTACATAAGGTAGAACTGGTTTTACCTCATTAGGTATGACCTTACTTATTTCATTTTCAACTGATTTGACCGCGCTACCCATTACTTATGAAACTCCCTTTTAAATTTTGATGATTGTCTATAGATGTTTTTATTTTCATCTATACGCAACCAGTTTAAAGCTTGACCTACTTTAAGAATATTTTTAAAATGTTGTTTTGTCCAAGCCATAACTTTTACCATATTTTTATCACAAATAGTGTCAATATGCCATACGTTAGAACCACTTTTCCAATCATTAGTTTCTAAAATACCTGTTGAAATAAAACGATTTTCAGCATCCTCATTTAAAAAAGCCCAATTTGTAAAAGCAAACATATTATTATCTTTGTCCTTATGTATTTTATATTGATTTAATTTGAAGGAAGGCAACAAGTGATAGTATAAATCTTCTCTGGTATTATCTTTATACCTATCAAACTTCTTGTACAAAGATATGACATCGTGCATATCTTTAAGTTTTTCCTTATCAAATATGAAAATCATAGCAAGTTGGCCAATCTTGTGGGTAAGCCTAAACTGCTAATTTACTTGGTTTTTTTAGGAAAGTCAATAACTCTTGGTTTAAACATCATATCCAAAGAGCCAGTATATGCGTGTGATCCAAAGTGTGTTAATGCAGTTTTAGCATCTCCATATATTTTACCACCTATATCTGTCCATAATTTACAAAAACAAATATCTTCACCTAAATAACCATTTTTAGGATCAACTCCTGTTTCAAAAAATGTGTACCAATTATTATCCATGGTCTCAACTTTATTACCTACTAATTGTTTATTAACTGTTTTTTTATCTGGATATGCTTTTGCAAGTTTAGCAAATACTTCTCTTTTAATCATCATGAATCCAGTTGGTCCTGCTGTAATTTCTATAAAACCATTTTTATCAAGTTTAACATTTTGAGGGTCTGGAAAATGAACTATAAATTGTAATTGACCATTAGCACCATAACCTTTTACTGGGTATGGAGTTAATACTACATCTTCATCTTTTTCTAATAATCTAAAAAGAGCTTCTGGTTCAAATCCAATATCAGAATCAATAAATAAAAAATGTGTACAATCTGTTTGCAAGAAAGATGCAACACAATTATTTCTAGCTTGAGTTACTAATGCCATTCCTGATTGTAAATGTAATGCTGTTGATACTTGAAGTTTTGGATGAGTTGTAGATACAAATTTCATTACACTATTCATGTAAGAAGTTGTCACCATATGACCAAAAGCTGGTGTTGCTATAAATAATTTTATTTGTTTTTTATCTATCTTTTTTTCCGACATATTCTAAAAAGTTTTTCCATTCTTCAATTCTTGTGTTCCAAGAATAATAATTATTATAATATTGTTTTTGCATTTCTAATTCTTTTTTATAGTCATTATTTTTATATTTGTCTAGTACTGTGTTTAAAGCATCCGCGTACCTGTGAATAAGGTTTATTGCACTACTATCAAATTCAATCATTGTTGCAAATTCAGCACACGTTTCTAATAAAGCACCATAGTTAGTTGTAACTACTTTACAACCTGCGCTCAACGCTTCGATAGCCGATAAACAAGATGTCTCCTCAAAGATACTTGGGTAAGCGTATATATGAGCGTTGGATACGGCTTTTCTAATATCTTCATTAGATGCATATCCATGTAAATTTACATTTTTTGTTTTTTTACATAGGTTAAATAAATCATCAAATTTACCCTCTTCAGATTTTTCAAATGCTGTTCCATATATTTTTGTTGAAGAATAAATATCTAATGTAAAATCATCTCGTTTAGTATTTAAAATTTCTATTGCTTTAATAAGAACTGCTAATCCTCTCCATGGAGTTGAGGTATATAATAATTTAGTTCTACCTCCTACGTTTCTTGGAGTATCTTTAAATTCATAAGTTGCATTTTTAATAACGATAGATTTGTATTCTGGTATTTGAAAATGTTCTCTAAACTTATTGTATTGCCAATGACTTACATAAACAAAGTAATCAACTGAATCTACAAATTTACGATCTTTCATATATTGAACATTAGGTTGATCGTAACTTAAATGTTGCCAAATAATATTAACTTTATCTTTTTTTATTAATGATGGGTGACAAATAGAACCAATTAAATTGATATTGTCTACAATCCCTTCCGGTAATTGTGCAATTAATTGTTCTTTTAATATCTCTGTTCCACCTTTTGGATTCATTTTATTTCTATGTTTCTATTAATGAATAACGCATCCATTTCTATTAAGCAATCCCTATCATATTTTAAATCAAATATATCAATAAATTCAAAGTCTAAAGTATGTAAATAATGTAACATTTCTGAAAATCTTGGTGTTCCTTTTGTATATTGAACTGTTTGTAATTCTAAAAGTAAAAACTTAGTATTAACTATAATTGGAATTGCACCTTGTATAATATCTTTTTCTGCACCTTGTACATCCATTTTAATCAAATCAAATCCCTCATTAGATCCTAATAATTTAGGTAAAGTAATTGATTTTCTTTTTTCTGGTTCAAATTTATATTCTGTGTTCTCTTGATAAATTCCATTACCTGTTGGAACACCATCTAAACATTTATAGTAATTTACTTCTTCATTATCTTCTTTACCTAATACTGCTATTTTATATTTACCAATAGATTTTAATAATTCTTCTTTTTCAGTATTAGCTTCAATCATTAATACATCGGCTTCAGGATAAAACTCTTTAAATGTTTTAGTCCAATTGCCTTCGTAAGCACCAATATCTAAAACTTTTTTAAAGTCGATATTTACTTTTTTATAATACTCTATTCTTTTTTTATGATTATCCATCTTCTCTACACCAATATTATTACTTGGTAATACTGTTTAAGTCAATAGGTGGAACTGTAATATATACATCTCTTTGAATATCATCAGGATGAACAGTTGTATCTGCTTTAGCTTCAGCTTCATCTTTATAGATATAACCAGTCTTTTTATTAGTAAAGATAGTCTCTGCCGTACATTTAATTTTTATTTCTTCCATTATTTACTTACTGCGCTTCTATTTACTTCCATAATAGCTAATGTTCCACTTATATTAGAAGTAGAACTTGCACTTAATAATATAGCATCATTTTCTTGTAATACAATAGGTCC